TGGGCAGCAAAATATCCTGGGGGTCTGGGTGATAGTTTGAAAATTAGTCTTGCTGACAGATCAACATACGATGCTTGGCCATATAAGGATTTATTTTCAGAAAGACCTGATTATGATGAACTTCACATTGTTGTTGTAGATGAAGATGGTTATATTTCTGGTGAGAAGGGAACTGTTTTAGAAAAATATGCTTTCCTTTCTAAGTTTTCAGATGGGAAATCTGAAGATGGGTCTTCAACATACTATGAAAAAGTTATAAATGATTCCTCTGAATATGTTTGGAGTTTAGGTGCTTATGCTTTAATGACGGATTGGGGAAAACTAGCAGAACAGGTTGTTGAATATGGTGATGATGGTACAGTTTCAAATATTATTGGGGATGCAGGAGCTTTAATGCTATCCCATGACCGTGATGGTGATCCCGCAACTGATGATTCAATCAATTCGACACATTCTTTTTTACATGGAAATGATGGAACTCCAATTCAAGGTGATAGAGTGAAAGCTTTAGGTCTTTTTGAAGATGATGAATTAGTTGATATATCATTTCTTTTAGCTGGTGCTGCTGATATTTCAGTTATAAACAAAATATTCGCAATCGCATCTTCACGACAAGATTGTCTAGGTGTTATTTCACCTGAGAAAGATGATGTTGTGAACGCAATAGAACCAATGGAGAATGTGAAAACTTTTAGAGAAACATTGAATGTTGGTGGATTGAAAGACTTAAAAGGTAGTTTCATGGTTATGGATGATAACTGGAAATATCAATTTGATAAGTATAATAACTTAAATAGATGGGTTCCTTGTAATGGGGATACTGCTGGATTGATGGCAGAAACTGACATCGAAAGAGCTGCTTGGTTCAGTCCAGGGGGTAGGTCTTTGAAGAATGTTATCAAACTTGCTTGGAAATCAAAGAAAGCAGAAAGAGATGTTCTTTATCCTCTAGGTATAAATTCAGTTACAACTTTTCCTGGAGAAGGGGCAATCCTTTACGGTGACAGAACAATGTTGAAAAGACCTTCCGCATTTGATAGAATCAATGTTCGAAGATTGTTCATTGTTTTGAGAAAGACTATTTCAAGAACTGCTAGGTCATTCTTGTTTGAATTGAATACTGAATTTACCAGAGAGAGGTTCAAGAGTACTGTTATTCCTTTCTTGGAAGAAGTTCAAGGAAGACAAGGAATCACTGATTTCTTAGTTGTTTGTGATGAAACTAATAATACTGGTCAAGTTATAGATCAAAATCGATTTATAGGTGACATTTACATTAAACCTGCCAGAAGTATTAACTTTATTGAATTAAATTTTGTTGCTGTTAGAACAGACGTTGAATTTAGTGAAGTTGTTGGTTCGGTATAAGATAGGAGAATAGAAAAATGGCTTATTCAATACAGAATATTAAATCGAATTTGACAGGTGGGGGTGCACGTTCTGCTCTCTTCAAAGTAACTTTTGACTATCCAGATGGCATTAGTGCTACATCTGGAGAGAAACTTCAGTTTTTGTGTAAAGCATCTCAAATTCCTGCTTCTTCAATAAACAAACTTGAAGTTGATTATATGGGTAGGAAAGTCAAACTTGCTGGGATTAGACCAGAATTTGAAGACTGGACTGTAACTGTAATCAATGATGAAGATTTTGCTATCAGAAATGATTTGGAAAATTGGATGAATTTTATGAACGGTCATGTTGATAATGCTCAAATAGTTAATCCTCTTGATTACAAGACTACAGGAAAAGTAACTCAGTTATCCAAAGATGGTTCTAAATTGAGAGAATATAATTTCAAGGGAATTTTCCCAACTGAAATTGCTGCGATTGACTTGTCTTGGGATAGTGAAGATCTTGAAGAATTTGAAGTAACTTTTTCGTGTGACTGGTGGGAAGTTGCTGGTCAGAATTATCCAAAAGGTAATAACGGAACTAGTTAATAACAGTTTATATAACTATAAAGAAGGGTTCTACTAAATAATAGTAGGACTCTTTTTTTATATTATTGGAGAATATAATGCCAAAATTTCTAGGTTATGAATTTGATTTATTCGGTTTTTTGAAGACTGATGAAAAACCACTACCACCTATATTAAATGAACCAAATGAGGACGGTTCAAAGATTGTTGAAATATCACAAGATAAAGATGGTGCTGGTGTTTTCTTTACTTCTGGAACTACACTCAACTATGACAGTTCTTTTCAAAATGAGAAAGACTTAATAAAAAAATATAGGAACATGGCTTTCCAACCAGAGGTTGATGAAGCAATTAATGATATTGTTGTTGATTCAATTGTCGGTGATGAAAGGGAAGATACTGTTAAAGTTGATTTACAAAGAACTGCTTGGTCAAAATCAGTTCAGAAAAAAGTAGCTGATGAATTTTCAAATGTTCTTGATGTTTTAGAGTTTAGATCTAAAGGTTTTGAAATATTCAAATCTTGGTATATCGATGGTAGGATATTTTATCAAAAGGTTCCAAATAAAAATAGGAGTAAAGGTCTTCATTCTGTTAAAAGGTTGGATTCTCTAAACATTAAAAAAGTTAAGGAGATAATTAAGAAGACAGATGAGAAAACTGGTGTTCAATATATTACTGATGTTAGAGAGTATTATATGTACACTAAACAATCAAATTATAACCCTGGATATACATCTTCAAATACAAATTATACCAATATAAAAATACCTATTGAGAATATTGCGTATGCTCATTCTGGTTTATTCGATAGTGAAAAGGAACAGGTTCTCTCACACCTTCACAAGGCAATGAAGACGTTAAATCAACTCTTAATGCTAGAGGATAGTGTTGTGATATATCGCATCTCTAGAGCACCCGAAAGACGAGTATTCTATATTGATGTGGGCAATCTCCCAAGAACAAAAGCAGAGCAATATCTTCAAGATATCATGAGAAGGTTTAGGAATAAATTGGTTTATGATTCATCAACAGGTGAAGTGAAAGATGACAGAAAATTCACAACTATGACTGAAGATTATTGGTTGCCAAGAAGAGAAGGAAAGTCAGGAACTGAAATTTCAACTCTACCCGCCGGTCAGAATCTTGGTGAGATGGAAGATGTTGAATATTTTAAAAAGAAATTATACAAAGCATTGAACATCCCAACTTCCAGATTAGAACAGGAAACTGCTTTCAACATGGGTAGAAGTGGTGAGATAACAAGAGATGAAGTCAAGTTTGCTAAATTTATTGATAGATTGAGAAGAAGATTCTCTGACATATTCTATGATCTTCTATCAACTCAACTCGTTATGAAAGGTATAATGAGTAAGGAAGAGTGGGAAGAAAACAAAGATAGGATTGAATTTGTTTACTCCAACAATTCTTATTTCTCTGAACTCAAGACCATGGAATTATTGAGGGAGAGGTTTAATTTAGCAACCGAAGCGGAATCTTATATTGGGGAATATCTATCTCGTAGATGGATGTATAATAATGTGTTCAAATTCAGTGATGCTGAAATTGCTGCTATGAAAAAAGAAATTGATAAAGAAGAGAATGAAGGTGAAATAACACCTGATGATTTTGGAAATGCTGGTGCGGAATTATCTGATGATAATAAACCTTCTGAACAATCAAACGAACAAACAGTTTTAGACGAAAATGAGTTGATTTCAAACTCTGAAAGTATAAATAGTTCAAATACTAAGACCGTATCACAATTATTAGAAAGAATGTCTAAAGTATTAGATGAGGAAAAATGATTGAATTCAAACTCGACATAGTTGAATCGATTTTATCAGAGGGTTTTGATAAATCTTTTGAGGAACTTTTCAATATTCAAAATTTTTCTGTCGAATTAAATGAAACCCATGAGAATGGTTTAGATGAAATCTTTAATAAAGAGTTCGATTTGAATAAAAATTTTTCTATCAATTTGAGTGAAAATAAAATACAAGATATTGATTCTATTTTTAAAGAGGAGTTTGTACCTAATCTTGGAATGTCTTTCAATATAGATTTGAATTCTGTAAAAAAATTAAACGATTCAGATTTCCGAAATCATTTTAAACTTATTCAAAACTTTTCTATCAATCTGAATGAGAATAAAATACAAGATATTGATTCTATTTTTAAAGAAGAGTTCCATCAACCAATTCCAAAACTACAAGTTTTGGAAAATGATGCTACTACACCTAATTCTCAACAACAAAATAATATTTTTGACATTTGTTTAGATTCTTTGGAAAATGTTGATGACTTGATTTTCGAGGAACATTTTAAAGAAGATGAATCTTACGATTATAATATTATAAACAAGTTGAAGAAGGATTTTAGTAGTAGAAAAATATTAACTAGGGAAGAAAGAGAGCAAATCCCAGAAAATGAATCTGATATTTTTTCCATCGAGTCTGATAGTAAAGATAAAATTTCCATAGAAGATAGTCTGGAAGAATCTAAAAGTATTATAAAAGAAAATTCTTTCTATAAAATTGTTGAGATTGATCAGTCTGAATTGAGAAACATTCCCACTAAGGTTGAAACCAGTGTTGACACTTCTTACAGAGAAGAGGTTGACCAAAAAATAATAGACCTTGAAAGTAAGTATGAAGATCTTCTACAAAAAACAAAAGATGGGTATGAAGATAAACTTAGTAAAATGGTTGACGATTTCTCAAGTTTTAGAAATCACATTACACAGCAAGTCACTAGAATGTCTTTCATAGCTTCGTCTTCTGCTGGTGGTGGTGCTGTTAATATTTTGGATATGGATGACGTTAATAAAACAAATCTTCAAAATGGGTACGTCCTATCATATAATAATTTTTCGAAGAAATTTGAATTCATAAATCCAGCAAATATAGGTTCTTCTGCATCTTTTGATAGTATGCAAGCAGATGTTTTCACAATAACTCAAAATGATTTAGATAACTCTTATATAGACTTATCTGCGTCAGCTGACAGTAAATATTATGAATTATCCGAATTTCATATTAATGGTATTGTCAATGTCCACCAAACAAATTATACCTTTTTATCACCAAATAGAGTGGATATTTCAAATTTAATCTTAGATATTGGTGATATTATCAGAATAGTTTATATAAAAACTTAGTTTTTTTAGTTTTATACTCCAAAAGTATTATATATAATTCAAGGTGAAACTTGAAAATATTAAATTATGTTATATGATTTACTTTTCAAGGAGTAAAAATGACATTAAAACTTCGAGCCTCATCACAGGTAAAATCTCTTTCGGTGGGTCTTTCGAATCTAGCACATGTTTCCTCTGGTACAATTCTGGGTAGATCAGAAGATGAGTCAGGTTCTGGTTCATTATCTGCTATCTCAGGTGCAGATGTGAGGAAAATTGCTGAACTACACAATGATGATAATGTTCAATTTGCTTCAGCGTCTTTAAGTGGGTCTTTAACTGCTGCTTCTACTACCTTATCAGGTAATTTAGCAGCTGCTGATGCTAACCTTACTGGTGACTTAAACGCTACTGGTGACGTTGGTGGTGCTACTGCAACTATAACAGGGAATTCTACTATTGGTGGGACTCTAGATGTGTCCAGTTCTTTAAGTGCTGATTCCGTCGATATAAGCAATGCTGTTACTGCTGCTTCTGCTACTTTAAGTGGAAACTTGGCAGCTGTAGATGCTAACCTTACTGGTGACTTAAACGCTACTGGTGACGTTGGTGGTGCTACTGCAACTATAACAGGGAATTCTACTATTGGTGGGACTCTAGATGTATCCAGTTCTTTAAGTGCTGACTCTGCTGCTATATCCAATGCTGTCACTGCTGCTTCTGCAAGTTTAACAGGTAACATATCTGCTGCTGATGCTAACCTCTCTGGTGACTTGAATGTTGATGGTGATGTTGGTGGTGCTACTGCTACTATCACTGGAAATGCTACCGTTGGTGGAACTTTAGATGTGTCTGGTGCTTTCACTGCTGCTTCTACCACCTTGAGTGGGGCAATGTCCTCTGCTAGTATCTCAACCACATCTAACGCTAGTATTGGTGGAGATATGACGGTTACAGGTAATTTGCTTATTGAAGGTGATTCAGTCCAAGTCAACGTTGGAACTTTAGAAATTGAAGATTCTATGATTAAATTTGGGAATGGTAATTCTTCTGATTTATTAGATTTAGGTTTTTATGGACTTTACAATGATGGTTCTGATAAGTATGCTGGTCTTTTTAGAGATCAGAATGATTCTGGAAAGTTTAAGTTGTTCGATGGGATAACCTCCGAACCAGAAAATACTGTTGCAGATGTATCTTCCAATAAGGCAACCTTGGTTGCTGATATTGAAGGTAACATTACTTTTGATGCCGCTAAAACTTTTTCCTTGAGTGGAGATTTATCAGGTTCCCAGACTTTTGATGGTTCCGGAAACTGTGAAATTACCACAACTATTCAATCTGATTCTGTGGAGTTCTCAATGTTAGGTTGTGAGATTGATGAAGATAATATGAATTCCAACTCCGCATCTCATATACCCACTCAACAATCTGTTAAGGCGTATGTTGATGCTCAGGTTGCTTCTAATGGTCAGTCTGACTTGGAAGCAAAAGACATGTTGATGGTTGATTCTTCCGGTGAATATGTTAAAGTTAAGGAAATTACTGAATATTCATTAGTTGATTCTGATGATGAAAGTAATGACTATGTGACTGTATCAACAGAAATTGAAAGTGAATTTAAAGAATTATCTAAAATTTATTTGAATGGTCAAAAATTAAGATATTCCTCAGATACCGGAACTAATAATGATTATTGGTTTACCGAATCTGGTTCTTCAGCAACTTTACATGCTACAACTTTGACTGCTTCAGATCAATCTGCTTCCGATGTTTATACTGCTCAAGCTATTTCAATGTCGGACGATGGGACAGTTCTTGCCGTAGGTTCTCAACTTTGGGACAGAGCAGGGGGTGGATCTAATCATGGTGGTGTCTATATTTATGATTGGACAGATACTGATGATGATGGAATTGCTGATTCTTGGGTTCAGAGAGGTGATGTATTTTCACCACCTTCTGATGCTACTAATGGAGTTATGTGGGGACATTCAGTATCTTTAAGTTCTGATGGTTCTTATCTGGCAGTGGGTTCCGTTCTTCATACCGAAACAGTTAGTCAACAAGGTGGAGTTTTTGTTTATGAATGGGATGATTCAACTAGTTCTTGGGATAGTCACGGTTCTGTTGCTGTAACTACTATAGATCCTGGTTTTGGAGATAGACACATAATGCCTTCCTTGAGTGGGGATGCTTCAGTTCTTGCTGTTGGTGCTTTTTCTTGGGACGGTTCCGGTAAAATAAATGACGGTAAAGTATATATTTATGACTGGGATTCTACTGATAAAGAGTGGGATCAAAGAACAACTATCAACGCTTCAGACGCAGAATCTTATGATTATTTTGGAATAGATGTTTCTTTATCTAATGATGCATCAATTCTTGCGGTCGGAGCCTCAAGTTGGGACGGTGATACTGCAAATCAAGGTGGAGTTTATATTTATGACTGGACAGATACTAATAGTGATGGAAATCCTGATACTTTTGTTCAGAGAGGGGATGTTATAGAATCTAACAATCCTTCTGTCAATGCTCATTTTGGTTATGGTGTAGAACTTAACAATGCTGGAACTACATTAGTAGTGGGGTCGCAAGGTGCAGGTAAAGCTGAAATATTTAATTGGAATCCTACAACCAGCTCTTGGGATCATGCAGTTACTGTTTCAGACCCAGTTTCTGGTGGAGTAAATTTTGGTGGTTCTGTAGCAATAAATTCTGATGCTACAAAATTTGTAGTGGGAAGTTATGGAAATGGTTCAACCATTGCTGGTAGAGCACATACTTATGACTTATCAAGTTCAAGTACTAATAAAATCAACTTCAATGATGGTGTAATATCTGAGAATGATAAATTGGAAATTAGTTATATTATAAAATCATAATAAATAATGTGTTATATTATAAAAAATTTTAGTTTTATAGTATGGTGAGTTTATATATAATTATGTGAAGTGAGAAATATATAATTAAATCATAATTTACATTTTTTTTAAAAGGAGAAAAAAATGGCTTTACAAATTAAGGGTTCTTCCCAGATTCAAAATGAATCGATAACCTTAAATAAAATTGTAGACGTTGCTTCTGGTACAATTTTAGGTAGATCTGAAGATTCAGCTGGTGATGGTGTAATGGCTGCACTTTCTGGTGCTGACATTAGAAAAATTGCTGAATTGCATTCTGATGACTCTCCAACTTTTGCTGCTGCATCTTTAACTGGTGCTTTAAGTGCTGCTTCTGCAAGTTTAACAGGTAACATAGCTGCTGCTGATGCTAACCTTACTGGTGACTTAAACGCTGATGGTGATGTTGGTGGTGCTACTGCTACTATCACTGGAAACTCCACCATCGGTGGAACTTTAGTTGTGTCCAGTTCTTTAAGTGCTGACTCTGCTGCTATATCCAATGCTATCACTGCTGCTTCTGCTACTTTAAGTGGAAACTTGGCAGCTGCTGATGCTAACCTTACTGGTGACTTAAACGCTGATGGTGATGTTGGTGGTGCTACTGCTACTATCACTGGGAATGCTACCGTTGGTGGTACTCTAGATGCGTCTGGTGCTTTCACTGCTGCTTCCGCTACTTTAAGTGGAGCAATGAGTTCTGCAAGTATCTCTACTTCCGCTAATGCTGCTATTGGTGGAGACTTAACCGTTACTGGAGACTTAATAGTCAACGGTGACAGTGTTCAAGTTAACGTTTCAACTCTACAAGTTGAAGATCCAATGATCAAATTGGGTCAGTCAAACAGTGCTGACAGTTTAGACTTAGGTTTCTACGGTCTTTACAATGACGGTTCTGACAAGTATGCTGGTCTTTTTAGAGATCAGAATGATTCTGGAAAGTTTAAGTTGTTCGACGGTATTACTTCCGAGCCAACTACAACTGTTGCAGATGTATCTTCCAACAAGGCAACTTTGGTTGCTGACATTGAAGGGGATATTACTTTCGCAACTGCTAGAACATTCTCTTTGAGTGGCGACGTTGCTGGTTCTCAGACTTTCGACGGTTCTGGAAACTGTGAAATTGCTGCTACTATTCAAGCTGATTCAGTTGAATTCTCAATGTTGGCTTGTGAAATCGATGAAGACGACATGTCCTCCAACTCTGATTCTCACGTTCCTACTCAGCAGTCCGTTAAGGCATATGTTGATGCTCAGGTTGCTTCCAATGGACAGTCTGGACTAGAAGCAAAAGACATGTTGATGGTTGATTCTTCCGGTGGATATGTTAAAGTTAAGGAAATTATTGAGTATATCGAAGTTTCCACTGCTGGTGAAGCTGAAGTTGATATCGAAGTTGAAGCTCAATTCGACGAATTGTCCATGATTTTCTTGAACGGTCAGAAATTAAGATTTTCTGATGATGCTGGAACTTCTAACGATTACTATTTCGAGAATAATGATGCAGGTGCTTTCAAGAAATTGTCTTGCGACATGTTTGAATCTGGTGACGAGATTGAAGTAAGATACTTCATCTTATCCTAATTTTATTTTTTAAGATATTAATCTTATAAATATCTGGGAGTGGGGGTTTCCTCACTCCCTTTTTTAATTTACATTATACAATAGGAGTATAAAATGAAAGAACCACTTTTTTTAGTTGAAATGACGCAAGCTCAAATAGAGGGTCTTATTTCTGCACTTGATAGTGTAGTCAAAACAAACGGTCTAGGGGTTGCTGAAAAATGTGCACAGATTTATAACACTTTACTTTCTGCTCAACCAAAAGTTGAACCAGTTATTGAACCAGAAGTTGAAGAGGTTTCCTTAGAAGAAGTTGAGGATGAATTGGAACAAATTATGGAAGTTCCTAAAAAAAGAAAAAGATCTACTAGAAAGAAAAAGTAAGTATATAAATACTTTTGATAATAACTAGGAGTTTCCAAAATGGCTATACCTGAGACATTACCACAACCACAAATAGTTAATGAGTTGAATACTATTGAACAATGGCGTCAAAAAACAAACTCCATTATGAATAGGTTAAATTCATTATACACCGAATCTAATAATTTATTGGTTGGTGGTTCAATATATGCTGATAATCTTAAAACACCAACAGTTACCAGTGATGAAATTTTAATGTGTGATAACCAAACAGGTAGAATATTAAATTCTGGTTTGACTGTTTCTGATATATCTGATTTACAAAATGGAAATTTTAACGATATAGATATAGATGCAGCATCATTAACCTTATCGGGTAATGGAGTTGGTGTAAATCAAAATACCTTAAACGTTAATGGTGATGTTGATTTGACAGGGAATGTTGATATTGGTGGTAGTCTAGATGTTGGTGATAATATAACCTGTACAGGTGATGGTGTTAATTCTGGAATAATCACAGCAACAAAATTTGTTGGTGATGGGACTAGTTTAACTTTACCTGCACAAACTTTTATATGGTCATCGGAATCAAATAATATTGATATCTATTATGATCAAGGTAGTGTAAGAATTGGTAATGGTTCATTAGACCCAGAATTGATTTTACAGGGTGTAAATGGAACTACTAGGATACAGAACAGTGGAAACTTTTTAGAACTAGTTTCTGGTAATAAAACATTCATGAGAAATTCTTTAACAGATGGTGATGTTTATATTGGTAACAGTTCCATTATAGTTGATGTATCTGAACAAAAAGTTGGAATTGGAACTGGAACTTTACCAACAGAAACATTAGAAGTTGGTGGAGATTCTTTATTCTCAGGTGATATTACAGTGACTGGTGATGTTGTATCCACATCCGATATTTCACTCAAAGAAAATATTGAAGTTATACTAAACCCAATAGAGAAAGTAAAAGAGTTGAGTGGATACACTTTTAACAGAATTGGCCAAGATAAGAGAACTATTGGTTTAATGGCACAGGATGTTGAAAAAGTTCTACCAGAAGCAGTATCATCAAATAATGGGATTAAAAGTCTTGCTTATGGAAACTTAGTTGCTCTGCTAGTTGAAACTGTGAAAGAACAACAAAAGCAAATAGATGAACTCAGAGAAAAGATTGATAAATAATAAAAAGGGTTTGTGATGATAGCTAGAATACAAGTAAGAAGAGATAAGGAATCTAACTGGGCTGCAAATAATCCAATATTGACATTAGGTGAAATTGGGTATGATACTGATACTGAAAAATTTAAAGTGGGTATTAGTAACAGTAGTCGATGGAATGATTTACCATATGAATTAGGTCAATGGAGATCTGATGCTTCTGGTAATATTTCATATGGTTATGCTAGTGATGGTCCAGCAGAAGGTAATGTATCTATTAATAATGATTTATTTGTTGGTGGTGACTTAACAGTTAAAGGTACAACCACAACTATCAATACAGAAGTTGCCACATTCAAAGACGATATAATTCAATTAAATCTTGATGTTGATGATACTGGAATTTACAGTGGAACATTACAATCGGGTTTTGAAGTTAATAGAGGGAATGTTCCATCTATTGGACTATCTTCCCAAAAAATATATTGGGATGAGGCGGATGGACCCTCTGGTAGATGGGTTATTGATACTGATCTTAATGTCTTAGGTGACATATATTCGAATGGGACTGCTCTTTGGAGACTGAATGGTAATGATATTTATTTTGACAATGGTTATGTTGCTATTGGTTTAGATAATCCATCTTCTGTATTACATATAAAAGATGTTGCACCCATAATAACCCTTGAAGATGAGAATAACCCTGCTCATATTTGGAACGTTGGTCAAAATACAGATAAGTTTTTCATAAATACTGAAACTGCTGCTGACGGTTCAATGTTTTCTATATTGGACGATGGTAGAGTCGGTATTGGGACTGACAATCCATCTGCTAAATTGGACATCACGGAAAATAGTGGTGGAACGCAATTTAGAGTTGGTGGAACCTCATCTACTGGAGGGCAATTTCAAATCAATAATGCAGGTTCCGATATATATGCCCTATTTCGAGGAGCTGACTCAAATGATAATAAGATTTTATTGAGTTCTAATGGTGACTCATATTTCATGGGAGGTGATGTTGGTATTGGAACGACAAATCCATCTTCCAAATTGGAAATAAAACCTTCTGGGAATGATGTAATTGATATGCTTTCAGGCCCTATTGATATGTTATCTTGTAATGACAGGTTTTTAGTAAAAAGTAATGGTACTACTGAAATTAATGCTACCATAGGTCAACCAGTATCTCACGTAATGAAAATAAGTAATACACTTGGAAGTTCAATATCTGGGGAGAATGGTTCAACTTTATTAAAACTTAAACATGACGTATCTGAGGATGGAAATTTCTATCAACACTATGCAGCTGGCGGTGGAGGGTATACTGGAATTAATTTCGGTTTAGGTGTTAGTGATTCACAAGATGGGAGTTCATCAATATATTTCACTAAAGGTGCTGGATCCAGTTCTTTAAATGAAATTGTATTTAGAACATCTGACAATAATCGAGTTTTAATAGATGCAGATGGAAAAGTTGGTATTGGAACTGATGGACCCTCTTCAAAATTACATCTAAACGGAAGTTCTGGTGTTTTTGCTAAAATAACATCTACATCAACCGATGCAACTGCGGAAACAGGTTTGGTATTGGAAAGAAGTGGTACTAATACTGACTTTAGAGTTCTCAATAATGGGGTTTTTAGAGTTCAAAAAGCATCTGATGCATCAAATTGGACAGACATAATGACAATCACTTCTGCTGGTATTGTTGACTTTCTGGGTGATGTTACGGCTAATGGAATTAAACTTGGAGTTTGGACACCTTCTGGGAATGATATTTATTATTCGAGTGGTGATGTGGGTATAGGAACATCCACCGACACAAACTACCCAAACTTAACTAATGTCAATCGAGCATTAACAATTTATGCAGACGAAAACGGTGGGTCTAATGTTGCAGCACTGGAATTATCTGGAGATGTTGTGAGTGCACCAGATCAAGTAATCGGACAACTATCTTTTCACAATCAAGCATCTAATGTCGGAAGTAAAAGAGTCGCACAAATTACAGCAGCGACGAACGGTCCATCGACGGATGATTATGATTCTAGAGCCGGAAATTTAGATTTTTACACTGCTCACACAAATGCGAATTTATTACGGAGAATGCGAATTGACTCACAAGGGAACGTCGGAATTGGGACATCTCAACCTCAAGAAAAATTAGATGTGAATGGAAACATAACAGCAACAGGGAATATAACATCTGCTTCTGATATTACACTCAAAGAAAATATTGAACTAATATTAGACCCAATAGAGAAAGTAAAAGAGTTGAGTGGATACACTTTCAATAAGAAAGGTGAAGATTTAAGAATGGTTGGATTGATAGCACAAGAGGTTGAGAAGGTCTTACCAGAAGCTGTCCATGAGAACCAAGAAGGTCTTAAAAGTCTTGCTTACGGAAACCTTGTTGCCTTACTAGTTGAGTGTGTAAAAAAGCAAGATGAAAGAATCGAAAGTTTGGAAAGAACTATAAAGGAAATGAAGTAAATAGTTCTCACTTTTAACATATTATAAATAAATAAGTCATGGAGTTATATTATGAGTAAAAATTTTGAAATAGTTGACAATATATCTAAAGGGAATTTGTCTAAAGCAAGGGAACTGGTAAAGTTAGTTCTTGACCGCAAAGCAGTTGAATTTCTAGAAAAAGAAAAAGTGAACATCTCAAAAGACTTTTTAAATGATGAAGTTGATGAGACTGGAGAAGAGTAAATGAAATCTTTAAAAGACCTAAAAGTTGTTGAAGAGGAAGAAGCAATTGAAGTTAAGAATTCAAAAACTTTTTCTAATTTAAGAAAGAAAAACCAAGATGAAATCGAAGAAGTTGCTAAAGCTGTAACTGGAAGAGATCAAGAAATAATTGACCAACACCCTTTAGAAGTTATAGATGGGACACAAGGTGAAGATAAACCTTTGGAAAATCAAAAGGGTAAGAAGAAAAAGAAAAAGGTTCAGAAGAGTGTGATGTCTGACGATAATGGACCAAAACCACAATTAGAATCTAAAACTAAAAAAGTTGAAGATATTTACTCTTTAATTGTCGAATCTGTTGAAAAAAATAGAGATAAAAAATTATATTTTGAATCCGACGATAGTTCTTTTGTCATAGACCCTAAAGTTTCCAAAATCATTAAGACTGTATATGAAAGTCTTAACAGGGACAATAGAAGAATTATGAGAGAGAAATTAAATGAAAATTTATCTTCCTTCTGTAAGGTTTTATCTTTTTCGATATGTAAATTAGGAAAAGTAGAAGAGAGTTGAAATGAAATTGATAAAAGAGTTGATAGAAGAAGAAAACCTTCAATTCATCACCGAAGATAAAGATGGTGAAAAAAGATATTATATTGAAGGTGTTTTTATGCAAGCAGATGTCAAGAATAAGAACGGTAGAATGTACGGTTCGAACATGCTTGCCGAAAAGGTTGAAGAGTACTCCAAAAATTTCATAGAAAAAAATAGAGCATACGGAGAACTCGGACATCCATCAAATCCTTCTATTAATCTGGAGAGAGTTTCACACAGAATTATTTCTTTAAGGAGAGATGGTTCAAACTTCGTAGGTAAGGCACAAGTATCTAGCACCCCTTATGGTAACATCGTAAAAGGTCTTTTAGAAGACGGTGGAAAACTTGGTGTCTCATCTAGAGGACTTGGATCATTGATGAAGGAAAATGGGGTATTGAAAGTTCAGAGTGATTTTTTAATCGTCACTCCAGCAGATATCGTGGCAGATCCATCTGCTCCAGATGCTTTCGTTGAAGGTATTATGGAAGGCCGAGAATGGGTATGGGATAACGGTATCATCCGTGAAAAAACTGTAGAAGATTATAAGGAAATTGTTGAGAAAACATCATCTAAGAATTTAGAGATGATTAAATTAAAGTTATTCGAAGATTTTCTTTCGAAACTGTAAATATTAATTATTATAAATAGATATAATAAATGTTTAACATTTAGGAGTATTAAAAATGTCAGAAAAAAGTGAAATTTTAAATGAAGAAGAAAATATTGAAATTTCGGAAGAAACTGCTGAAGAAACTGAAACTGTCGAGACTACAGAAACTGTAGAAGAAGAAGTTGAAATTGCTGAAGTTGAGATTGCCGAATTAGAAGATGAAACTGTTGAACCAGAAGTTGAAGAAACTGGTACTGTATTAGAGGCAGTTTTAGAAACACTACCCACCTCCAAATCTGGAATGGTACAAACTATCAATTCCCTATTAGCAGAAATGACTAAAGATGAGTTACAATTTAAAGTAAAACATTTAGTTGAAGTTTTAACTGCTACCGAAAAAGAAATTCTTGAGAGAGAAGGTGGATTAAACTTAACAGAAGTTGATCTATCTGAGGACGTTGATTCACTATTTGAAGGTGAAGAGTTTGATGTAAACTTTCGAAGAAAAGCAACTTTGTTATTTGAAACTGCTGTTGCTAAGAGGGTTGAAGAACTTCAAAACAATATTGAAGAGAATTTCAAACAAGATATGGAAGAGCAAGTGCTTGACTATAAAGAGAAGTTAGCAGAAGCAGTTGATAAACTTTTGAATGCTTCTATTGAAGATTGGCAAGATGATAACCAACTTGCTATTCATTCTGGTCTTAAAGCAGAAATCACTGAAGAATTTATGAGTGGTTTGAAAACTCTTTTCAAGGAACATTATATTGATATTCCCGAAGATAAAGAAAATGAGTACGTAAATTTAAAAGAGTCCCATGATAATACTTCAATCAAATTGAACGAAGAGATTGAAAAGAATATCGACTTGAAATCTACTATTCACGAACAGCAAAGAGAAATCTTGTTCTGGGAAAACACTCAAGACTTGACTACTGTTGAGAGGGAGAAATTACAGAAACTTGCTGAAAAGATTGAGTTTGATAATGCGGAAGAATACATTGAAGGTTTAGAGACAATCAAGAAATGTTACTTCACTGAAAAAGAAGAGGAAGTTGTAACTGAAGAATCCGAAGAGATTGAAGAAGTTGAAACTCTTCAAGTAGTAGCTGAAACTACTGAACAACCAAAAACTAAAATTGAAAGATATGCCCAAGATTTGGGACGATATTGGAAATAATAATTGTAAAAAACAAATAATATAAATATATTTGTGATGTACTAAGTGTAACTAAGATGTTAGATTCTGAAAATCTATACGGAAAAGGAGAAAATTAAAATGAGTTACGAAGATTTGTTGAAAAAATGGGAACCTATTCTTGAGCACCCTGAGTTTGCTGAGATTAAGGATCCTTACAAGAAAAAAGTCACAGCAATCCTTTTAGAGAATCAGGATCGTGACATGGAAGAAGCTAAAAATGGTGGATACGGTTCTCTTAATGAAACAACCAATGTTGCTGGTGC